AATTTTTCAATTCTGTAATATTTGTACTTTTAGTTATTTTAGTTGCTAATTCAACTGTATTTGTAAATAAATTTTCCAATCTCTTTCTATTTTCCCATATAGAAAGCTCCTCAAATTTTACATCAGGGACACTGATTCTTCTATTTTGAGTTTCTTTACATATATAAAATTTCTTGTTTGCTGGGAAATAGTAAACATTTCCTTGTATTGCCTCATTCAAAGGGAATTTCCCATCTTCTTTACCAAGTGCAGAAACTACTCTATCATCTATTTCCTGTGCTGTTCCTTTATAGCCACCATTTTGGGTATAATTTTCTTCAAGATATTCTTTATTAATCCATGTGTTTTTACCACTCCAGTTAATAATAGTGGCATCTGAGTTTGTTACTTCCATCCTAATATCTATTTCAAAAGCTATCACACTATCAGTTTTAGCTGGAATGTACTGAGCATTATCTTCATTACAATACCAATACAAGCAACCATTAGAACTACTGTCATTTACATAAATTCCTATCTCTTTTAGATAAAAACCTTGTGTTATATCATCATTAGTTATCTGAATTGTTAAATTAATAGCATTATTTTCTTGTTCTTTTTTTAATATTCTTACATCTTTTTTATATGAAATAAGAGATGTTTGATTCTTTGGATTTTGTCCACTTATTACAGCACCATCTCCTATTTCTACTTTTAAAAATTCTACAGCTAATTCATTTGCAAGCCTAGTTGCTAAATAGTCAGCACCTTTTTTTGTAAGTCCTCTAAAAGCCATTTAAACCTCCTTTTTTAATCTATAAACTAAAGTATTATTAAATACTTTTTCTCCAACTAGATTAGTTAGTCTACTATTTTCTTTTAAAACTTTTTTAGCTTTATAAATTACCATACTCATTACATTAATTCTTTCAGAATTAGTTGGAATTACATTAACTACTCTTAATCCTAAGTTGGCTGGAATCATAGGTCTTAATTCTTTGTATATACTGTAATCAAAATCATTAAATTCCTTTTGCTTTTCTAATCTAATATCTAATTCATATTTATCATTAAATAAAATTGGAATGGCTTTTGTCTCAACATTTTGATAATAAGTAATTAAAAATTCTTCTAACCATCTCCAGGTATATGGAAGAGTAGCATTCCATTTTATGTAAACTCTCAATTGTCTATCTTTTAAATTATCAGTTGCCTTAGGATAAATGTTCATCATTTTTTCAAATTTAGATATTCCTAAAACATCTGTAGAAAATATAAAACCATTATTAAAACTTCTTTTGATTTCATTCCAAAGCTTAGTTAAATCTACATTCTCTACATTAAAAATAGCTTGTATTTCTTTATATTGCTGCATAAAATCAGGTAAATTTTCATATAAATTAACATCTTTAAAGTTGGACATAATTTCCATCTCCCCACACAGGAACTTTAAAAGTATCTAGTGTAAAGTTTTGAGCATATCCATTTACCTTGGTTTCCTGAATATCTATAATATTAGGATTTAATGCTAAAATTCTTGATTCTATTATTGATGTTCTGACAATTATCTTTTCTGATTCTTTGAATTGTTTTCTTAACTCTAAAAGATATGCTTTTAAAGCTTTATCAATATCAGCTTTTATATTAGCAACAGATAAATCTTTTAAAGTTAATTTTGTAGCAATATAAATTTTTTCTTGTGCTGGAGTATCAACTGTAACTATATGCCCTATTGGAGCTAATCCTTTACCAGTTTGGCCTTTTGTTGGATCCAACACTTCTTGAATTTTAGAAATTAAAGATGTAGAAGCTACATTAAATTCACTATCTAAAATAGTTACTCTTACTGTTCCTCCACCTTTCCAAACAGGTGTTACTTTAACTACTCCTACCCCAGCTTGTGCCATAGTTTTTTCTTCATAGTCCTTTATATTTCCACCATAAGCTTGTAGATTAAAACTATCTAAATATCTTTGCCTTATACTTTCAGTTTCTTCTTCATCTTCACCAGGAATAAGCATCTCTGTTATTTTTGCTGAAGTCAATCCAGGAATATAATCTATTGGAACTAAATCTCCTACTGAACCATTAGGTTCTTCTCCATAAGTTTCGCACTCCAACATATATTCAAATGTTCCAGTAGGTAATTTTTTTATAACGATATAATTGTAGATATCTAAACTAAATCTACTTCCAATAGTAATATCCATATTAAAAATACCTTTGTATACTCCAACACTTGCAGATTTTGGTTTTATTCCTCTTTCTGCTGCCCTCCTTATTAAAAACTTTCTACTTGCTGTATCTCCAAAAGTTTGCTGATAATATTCAGCAATTGTTAAATACATTTGAGCTTCTTCTAAAGAGTTTCCTGCTGTAGCATCAAATACTACTGACCCTTCGCGAGTATCAATATCTTTACGAACCCTACTTAATTTATCATTCAATAAATTTTCATAAGTCTTGTCCTCAAACATTATGCTACTTTCACCTCCTTAGCTATTTCAATATCTCCAAAAATTGTTTTTGCTGTAAAAGTCATTGCTAAACTTTCTCTTTTCTTTGTATCATCAAATAAAAAAGACTCTACAGCAATAATTCTTTCATCTTGCAATAAAGCCTCTGATACTCTTGATACTAATTCAACTTTACAATAACTTTTAGATTTTCCAAACAAATCCTTTAATTCAATCCCATAGTTCCAACTATAAATTGGATATTGATATCTCTCAGTATTTAAGATTTTATAAATAGCTTGTTTCATAGCTTCTTGTCCATCTGTTTTACCTGTAATTTTGTTTCCAAAGATAGCCATTTTATAAGTCTTAGTTGGAATAGCTTCCACTTCTGATTTTATTTCAACTCTATCATTTCTAACTGGTAGCATTATATCCACTCTCCTTCAACAATAGGATCATCTATTCTATCTAAAATATAATAGAGTTGTCCTCCATTTTGTCTTATTAATACAACTTTTTCTCCTTTTCTTAGTGAATAGTGCATCATGATTTTTTTACGACCTTTATACTCATGTTCATGGTCTATTGGAATAACATTTTTTCCAGCACCAGGATGATTATGTGATGTATCCCAATCTCCATAGATGCTATCGGTACTGTGCTGAACTGTAATATCTACATAATAATCTCTTACTAAATGAGAAAGCATTAACTGACTAGCATTTATAATTTTTTTTTGGTCTATTCTTATTTTAAGAGGTTCAACACTTTCAACTGTACCAAATTCTAGTTTAGATAGTTTTGAATTTTCTAACATATTAGAAACTATTTTTTTAATTGCTTCTATCATTCAATATCAGCTCCTCTCAATTTTAAATCCATAAAATGTTCATCCTTATTAAAAGTATGCTTTACACTTTCAACAAGCATATAATTACTAACCTTAATGTCTCCTAAATCTAATTTTACAACTATACTTACTCCAGCTCTAACTTTTACATTACCAAAGACATTTTTAATAGATAAACTTTTAAACTTTCTATTATAAAGTTTTAAGAGTGAATCAGCTTTTACCTGTGGATTTTCTTTTTCATCTACTCTATCATAGTATTGTAAAATTCCCCATTTCTCATAAGTATGATTTTTTATTTCTGCTTCTGTGTTAGGAGATAAAAATATTTCTCTTAATCCCTTTTCTTTATTTTCTCTAGTCAATTTTATCTTATTATATGTTTTATCTATAGATGAACTATATGAAAAATTTTCTGATATAGTTTCATCTATAAATATACCTTCATTCAATTTTAGATTTTCAACATCTTTTAAAGTTATTTTCCCGAAATTATCATAAATAACATATAATCTTTCTGTGTTTTGTAAGGTTAAATTTAGAGCAGTTAAAATAACATCAAATAAAGCAACATTATCTTCCAATCTTTCACCAATAACATATTGAGTATCTTCTATTTCTCCATAACTTAATCTAAATTTATTGCATATCATTTTTAAAACATCGGATGCTTTTCTATTCTTATAATAAAATATATCCTTATTTTTTAAATATCTTAACTGGTCATAAGCAGTTACTGATAAAATTTTGTCTCTATCTCTTGAAATAGTAAAAACAAATCCATAAAAAACTTCTTCATTCTTATATCTTACTGTTACTAAATCTCCTTCTTCAAATTGATTTAGTTCATCAAAAATACATTTAAAAGTAAATTTTCCAGGAGTTCCTTTTCTTTCTGTATCCCAACAAGCGCCATCAAGAATGGCAGGTGCAACTGGACCTTTTTGAGTTTTTATTATTAAATCTAAATCTCTATTCAAGTCTTATCACCTGCCCAGGTTTAATATCATGTATGGAGCTTAATTTATTTAATTCTTTTAAAAAATTACATTTATTCGCATCACCTAATTCTTTTTTTGCAATAATATAAAGAGTATCTCCTTCTTTAACCTTATAGGTTCTTTGAGTTTTTTTTGTTGAACTATCTCTAGTTTTTGTAGATATAAAAGTGGTTAGAGATAAAGCTCCTCCAAGTCCTTTTGCTCCTAAATTTACATATTTAAAAAGAGTACTTTTAACATTTTTGTATTCCTTTAAAGTTATTGATACAACAACATCTCTACCATTTCCAGCATCCTCTTTTATCTCATAATTTTCAAGTGATACTAACATTGTTGTATTGTATCCTGAACTTCCAATTGCTCCCTCTCTAATTACTATAAATCTAAAAGGTTTCTTTGAATTTTTTAAGAAACTTAGCATATTTAAATAATAATTGATAGGTAAAAGTACCCCTCTTGCAAAAGGGTACTTATAAGCAGGTAAACACATATCAAATGTGAATTCTTTCAAACCTTCTTCTTTTAGAATATTAAAATCTCCATCATTAATAAGTGTTACAACCTTATTCTTATTATTAATTTTAGTTGTAATGGAAGAAGGAGTGATAGGAACTAATATTCCATCTAAATAAAAAATATATCCTTTATCTATCATAAAATTATTCATAACTTCCCTCCGCTGCTATTGCTATGCTTTCTTCCATTCTATTGGTCATATAATCTACAATATCATCTAAATCCAGTGCACTAGAAACATGCTGAGTTATTCCACCAACATCAACTTTAACTTCTGCTGTTGTAAATCTATTAATAGCTTCTCTTTCAGCTAAATCTCTTAAATAACTAATTTCGTCATGTGATAAATCTAACATATCACCAGTTTTTTTAGTGTTTTTATCTATATTCTTTAAAAGATTATTAGATTCAGCCATAGATAAATCATTAGTATTGTCTTGAAATGGTTTATCAACAGCTTGCCCTACTTGTCCACCAAATAAGTTATATCCATTATTAAATGCTTGTCCATAATCTTTTCTTTCAAGTAGATACTTTTGGACATCTACTCTTGAAAGGGTAATGTCATTTCCACCAACTTTTTCATTTACCCAATCTCCAATAGAAGTTTGAACATTTTCTAATTTGCTTACTGTATCTGTACCACAAATAGTATCTATTATAGAACCTAACCATTTAACTTTATCTATTAAGAAATTAATAAAGCCTAAAAATAAATGTGCCACAGCTTTAATTGGATGCTTAAATACATTTGCAAAAAATTCAGCTATACTAATTCCAACATTAGCTATACTTGCAAATAAATAAAGAGAGGCATTAATTAATCCAGCAAAAATATTGTATATATGTGCTCCCATTACAAAAAAACAACCAGCTATAAATCCAGTTGCAGAGTAAGTTTTTCCTGTTATAGCATTAATTACTGCTGTTATAGAATATATAGCAGCTATAACCAAAGCAATTCCTGTTAATATCCAAGTAATTGGACAAGCCAGAACAGCAATATTTAATCCCCATTGGGCGGCAGTAGTTTTAGCTAATGCTACATCAACTGCACCAAGCATAACTTGTTTAGCCAATAGAGCCGCATTGTAAATAGCTGTTATCCCAGAAGCAATAGCTGTTTTTACTGCTATAAATCCCATAGCAACTTTATATGCAGTTAATAAGGTTAAAACTGTAACTAAAATTGGTTGAATAGGCCCCCATATCTCATAGAGGACAGTTCCAACAATAGATATACCCTTTATAAGCCAATTTATCATTGTAAAGGTTTTATCTATTACTGATGATACTCCATCAATAAACCCTTGAAATCTTTGACTATTAAAAATATTACTCATAGTCGAACTAATTCCTGTAAAAGAATTAACAGCATTACTTTTAATTTTATTAACTACATCACCAAATGTCATTGGAATTGAATTAAATTTAGTATTAATTTCATCTGACATTGCAAATACAGCATTCTTTATTACATCAGATGTAATTAATCCATCTTTACTCATATCTTTTAAATCCCCCATAGACTTTCCAGTATATTTACTTATTGCTTGAGCTAACAAAGGAGCATTTTCCATAATACTTCTAAATTCATCCCCTTGTAATTTCCCAGAAGCCATAGCTTGAGTTAATTGATACATTCCCGATGTTTGCTCGGAAGTTGTTGCCCCTCCAACCTTAAAAGATTTAGCCATTAATTCAGAGAATTTTACAGTCTCCATATTACTATTAAATGCTTGAGGTGCTAATAAACCTAACTTAGAAACTACACTTGCTGTATCTAAGAAACCTGCTCTTGAATTTTTAGCAGATTGGAATATAGCTTGTTGTAACTGGTCTGTTGTTTGCTTTCCATCATTCATTAAGTCTAATCTAGCCATAGTTTGTGATAAATTATCTGAAACATCTAATCCCATTCTTAAAGTCTGTATTCCTGCATAAAGACCTATAAAACTTTTTATTTTGCCATATAAAGAATTAGCTTTATCCACTCCTTTACTTAAAGCAGTATTAAATTTATTTTGCTCAACAACATTATCTTGTATTCTTCTTTGAATATTTCTTTCTATTTCATTTAATTGTGCCCCAGCTTGTACTATCATAGTTTGAGCATTAGCTAATCTACTGGTATCAATACTAACATCTGTATTATTAACATTTTGTAAAGCAGTAATAGTTGTATTTATAGCACCAACGATATTATTTAAAGGAGTGGACATTGCATCCATAAGCATTATAGAACCTTGTATCGTTGACATTAATCCACCTCCATTATTTCTTACTAGCTTTTTATTCAGATTGAATTCTTATCTGAATACTTGCCATTATGAATGCTTGTTCCTCTTTTGGTAGACTCAAAAATTCACTAGGCAACATATGGAACTTGTGGAGGCAATAGTAAAGGATATTAGCCTCACTATCGCCCCCATTTATTAGTTTTTTGCTTCTTCAGTTAAATCTTCAAGTGTTTTAAATCCATTGATTTTTTGAACTTCTGCAAATAAGTCTTGAAACTCTCCTGGAAGTAACATAGCTGTCAATAAGTCAGGCTTGTTTTTTACTCCATAGCTGTCCTGTAATTCTTGATTTTGTAAATCTGGAAAGACAACACAAGCAGCAATTAGCATAGAAGAATACTTATTAGAATCTAGCTGAGGAAATAATTGTCCTTTTTTTCCTTTTAATTCTTTAATTTCAGTATTAGCTTCTCTTAATATTTGGTCTTCCTGTGCTGTTAAAGGTCTTATTTCCCATTCCACAACTTTTCCATCTTCATCTTTAAATCTTTCAGAAACTGCTACTTTTTTATTTTCTTTTTGTACTGCATTTTGTTTTAAGAATACTTCCATATTTGTCATATTTATTCACTCCTTATATCATTCCATCTAAAATATTAAATGGATTCTTAATTATAAATTTCTCAAAAGTAAACTTTATTTCTTCATCTAAATATTCTGCACCAGCATCAAATTTAGATAAGATTCCACCATCAGTATTGCAACCTTGGTAAAGGATAGTTTGTCTACCAGCTTTTGAAGTAGGATCTTCATTAGAAACTTCTATTTCAAAGAAAATATCCTCTCCAGTATTTTGATACTTTTCTAATAGTTCTCTAAAAATTGGAGCATTATAGTGAACTGTCATAGTTCCACTACCTTTACCACCAACAGACTTATTTCCTTTACTTACTTTACCTAAAATAGGTACTTCAGTTTTTGTTTTTTCATAACTTGCCTCAAATTTAATTGCTGTCATTAAATTGTATCTTTTACCTTCTAATGTAACATAGCATTCTCCTAAGCTACCTGATACAGCATCTTTAGCATTCATTGTTATCATATCTGCCATTCTCTATCTACCTCCTATTGAACCACAACTGTCATATAAAGAATTTCCATGCAAGCCACAGGAGTAACAGGGTCTGTAACTACTACTGATTTTTTAGTTAATCCCTTTTCTACAGTAACTTTTTTAGGGTCAAAGTTTTCAATAGCTTCTATTCTTTCAAGTTCTTGGTGATGTGCAACTATATCTTTCCATAATCCTTCTCTTCCTGAACTTGTGTTTCTGCTTTTTCCTAAGTGCTTTTTATTAAATAGTAAAGCTATATCATTTCCGATTTGGTCTAAAACTCTTATTACTTGGTTAGATTGGAAATCATCATTTCTATAGATGGTAATTGTTGTAAAACTATTTATGTCAGTTAATACATAAGGATCTCCTGAATTGTTATGGAATAATAATTGTCCTGCTTTTATCCCATTTATTAATTCAGATTGAGTAAACTTAGTATCAACTATAAAATCTCCATCATATTTTGTATTTGTCAATGTTGCATTAACCTCACAACTTGCTTCAGCACCTGTTAACCAATAAACTAATGATTGTTCTTGAGCACCTTCATCTTTAACTTTGTTTTGTAAGTTTATTACTCCTTCATAATCAGCAGGATATCTATATACAACACATTGAAGTTTTACTCCAACTTCATCTCTCATTCTCTTAGTCCATTGAACATATAATTTCTTTATAACTTCATCTTTAGAAGTACATCCAATAGTATTGAAAGAATAAGATTCAGCTAAATCTAAAAACTTTTGATGCTCAGCACCAGTTACAGTAGTTAAGTTAGTCCCATTTGCTAATTTAGTTCCAGCTGTATCTGTAAGTTGAGCTGCCTTTTTGAATACAACATAATCATTATCAATTAATTCAGAAGCATTAGCAACAGTTTGAGTATCTACTTTCTTAGTTCCTAACATAGTAATAACATCTTTTTTATTAGATTCATCTATATTAGTCTTAACTATAATAGTTATGTCATTCCCTCTTGTTCCACTGTATTTAGCAGTAGCATAATCATTACTTGCTTTAACACCATTACCATTTAATCTATAAAGATAAACAGTTTTAGCTTTCATAAATAAATCTCTTAAAGGTTTCATTTTTTCATCAGTATAGTCGTATCCAAAGATTTTCATAGTATCTTTTTGAAAATCACTATTTTCAACTTTAAAAATGTCTCCATCTACTCCCCAATCAAGTTCAGTAGCAATAGCGGCAAAACCTCTATCAGATATATTCACTGTTGCTCTTGAAGCAGAAACAAAGTTAATATATGCTCCTGGTAAAACTTTATTTTGAGTTAAAAAAGTTCCTCCACCATTCATTATTGAACCTCCTTATTCATAAATTCTTCTATAATTTCATCTATCCTTGAAAAACTATATTCTTCATCTTCTTTTAATAAAACATTCAATATATCTTTTCTATTGGAATATTTTTTACTTGTGATAATTTGTTCTTTTGAATATAGAATTTCATCATCTTTTTTTGTTTTAGTTGCCATTAGTCCCTCCTATCTGGTTTAACATCTGTTTTTAATTCTTCCATAAATGGTTCTTCTTCTCCTACTTTTCTTACAAATGGTTTGAAAGTTACAAAATAATGAAGATTTCCATCTATAAACTGTGAATTTCTATCTAAACCTCTTAATAAATCCCCTTCTTCAGTTTTAATAACTTCCAAAGTATTATTTAATTTTTGGGCCATTTCCATTAATTCCCAATTGTCATCCTCATTCTTAGGAAAATACTGAATATCTAAATCTATTTTTTGTTTATATCTATTCCCTAATACTTGTTTTTCATTAGGATTTAATAGTTGAATCACAAACCACCACTTCAAGTGGTGGTTTGCTCTATGCCTAAAAGGCACTATTACAAGCTTGAGGCTAAAGCCTT